CGCGATCACTGCCGGCCTGGCCAGCATGGCGATCGGCTCCCTCCACAGCGTCTCGGAGGGCTGGATCGGATCCATCGTCAAGATCAACGCCGAAATGGAGCGCCTGAAGTTCCTGCTCGCCGGCATGAACAAGTCGGCCGACCCGATCAAGGAGGCGGCCCAGCAGGTCGCGTATCTGCGCGATTTCGCCAAGGACGCTCCGTTCTCGCTCAAGGCGCTCTCCGACAGCTTCGTCAAGCTGAAGTCGACCGGCATCGACCCCATGAGCGGCGCGCTCAAGGGCTTGGTCGACGGCATCGCAGCCTTCGGCGGCAATGACGAGGTGCTGCACCGCGCCTCGATCGCAATCCAGCAGATGGCCGGTAAGGGCGTCATCCAGATGGAAGAGTTGCGGCAGCAGCTCGGCGAAGCCATGCCGCGCGCGGTCGAACTCATGGCCCGCTCGATGGGCGTCTCGGTGGCGGAACTGATCCAGACGGTGGGCAAGGGCACCCTCGACGCCAAGACGTCGCTGGCTGCTTTCACCATGGAGCTCGACCGCACCTTCGGCGGCGCGGCTGCCAATCAGATGAACACCTTCAACGGCCTGGTCGCCAAGACGACCACGCTGTTCCAGGGCCTCGCGCTCCAGGCTGGCGACGCCGGCTTCTTCGAGACGATCAAGGAGAAGCTCCGCCAGTTCAACGAGGCACTCTCCAGCCAGAAGTTCGAGCAGTTCGCGAGCTCGATGGGGCGCTTTGGCGCCTCCCTGGTCAACATGGCCGCGACCGGCATCTCCACGATGATCCAGTTCAAGGACGAGATCCTGAACGTGGGTCTCGCGCTCGGCACGGCCTTCGGCGCCTCGAAGATCGCCCAGATCCTTCAGGGCTTCGGCGCGATGACGTTGCAGATGCGCGCCGGTATCTCGCTGATCCGCGTCGATTGGGCGAACATGGCCCAGGCGACCTCGCGCGCGTTCGCGGGTCTCGGCACTGCATTCGCGTTCGGCGCACAGGCGGGCACGCTGACCAACATGGCGGGCATCTGGGCGACGCTGACCCAGTCGATCACCGGCACCGGCGTCGCGATCCGCAGCCTGCTCCCGGTTCTCGCCTCCTGTTTCGCGTTTGTGGCCGAGTTTGCGCTGCCGCTGGCTGCGATGGGTGCAGCGCTCTATCTGGTCTACGAGGCCTTCACCAAGGAGTCGCGCGCGGCCGAAGAGGCCTATGACAGCATGGTCAAATTCGGCGCGCAGACCGACGAGCAGATCACGCTCGCTGGCAAGCACGTCGAAAAACTCCAGGCCCAGGCTGCGGCGATGAAGGCGCTGAAGGTCGCCCAGGACAGTCACGCAAGTTATGGCGACTACGGCGGGCCGGATTCGTTCGCGGCCTCCGCCTATGGTGTCACCGACAAAAACGTTTCGGACAGCGCGAAGACGGCCGAAGAGGCTGAGAAGAAGCTCGCCGACGAGCGGTCCAAGCGCGAAAAGACCCGCGGCGATCGCTTCGCACAGGAGCAGGAACGCGCGCTTCAGGAGCTGTTGACCCGGCGCAAGGCTGGTTACGACAAGGAGTCGATCGCGGCCGACCAGGCGCATAGCGCCGAAATGGAGAAGCTGAAGAACGCCAACAAGGATACGTCGGCAGAACGTCAGCGCTACATGGACGAGACGCGCGACCGGCAGCTCGCCCAATACAAGCTCGAATTTCAGGACGCTCAGAACCAACTCGACCAGATTTCGGAGCTGGCCAAATTCGGTGACGCCGACGCGATCGCGGGCCAAGAAAAGCGATCCCAGGCGCTCATCGCGGCTATGGCGGATTATCAGCGCAAGATCACCACGCTTCAGGACTCGCCGCGGGGACCGCAGGAGATCCAGAAGGACGCCGATATCAAGAAGCTGATGGACAAGGCGATGTCGAAGCTCGACAGCGCGAAGGCAGACATCGCGGCGCAGCGGGCCGAGATCCAGGGTCTGTCTGGCGAATACGCGCGCCTGGCCTACATGATCGAGGAGGCCGACGCCAAGGCGAACGGCATGTTCCGGCTCAACAATCCGGGCCTTCAGAACATCATCAACCAGTTGAAGGATACCCAGGCTGAAGCCGACAAGGTCAAGGAGGCCCTCGACGGCCTGAAGGCCTTCGATGGTGACCTGGCCTCGGCCAATGCCAACGCGCGCCAGGAATACCTGAAGCAGCTCAACGACGGCAAATCGAGCGTCTTCGACCCGATCGCCGCCAAGGGCGCCGCCGGCATGTATTCGGGCAAGAGCGCGATCGGGCGGCTGCTCGGCGACGTCAAGGTCGGCGCTGAAGAAGCCGGCAAGGCCATGAGCGACGCCTTCGGTTCGCTGACGACCGACAAGGTCAACACCGTCACCGAAGCGCTCGGCCTCAATGCAAAAGCCTGGCAGTCGCTGCGCGACAGGGCGGCCGGCACGAGCACCGCTGTGACGTCGGGCGACGGCACGCTGTCGGGCAGCTACGCCGACAAGGTCGTGCGTGCGGAGAGCAGCGGCAATCCGAACGCCAAGAGTGATCGCTCCTCGGCGGCGGGTCTCGGCGGCTTCACCGAGGGCACCTGGATGGAATACATGCGGGAGAAGCATCCCGACATGCTCGCTCTCGGACCCACGGCTCTTAATCGGCTGCGCAGCGAGCCCGGCTACGCCAACGACGCGATCGGCTGGTATGGCAACAAGAACGCCCAGACGCTCCAGAAGAACGGCTTCGAGGCGAACGACGCCAACACCTACCTGGCGCACTTCCTCGGCGCCGGCGGAGCCATGGCGGCCCTGCGCGCCTCGCCCTCAACCCCGCTCGACCAGATCAAGGCGCTCGATGCGGCGCGCGCGGCCAACCCGGAAGTGTTCCGGAACGCGGTGACTGCCGGCGGGATCCAGTCCTGGGCCAAGGTCAAGATGGGCGACGGCGTGACGACGCAGCGCGGCGGCTCCAGTTTCGATCAGGTGCGCGGCATGGCGACGAACGACAGCCAACGCGCCATGATCGACGACACCAAGTTCCGGGAGGACGCTGCGAAGACGCTGAAGGGCTTCAACACCCTGAAGAACTTCTTCCGCGATCTCGACGAGGAGGTGAAGGGCGCCCAGGAGAACGAGAGCGGTCTGAGCAAGAGCCGCAACGCTCTCTCGAAGATGATCCGCAGCGGCAAGGCGCTGCCGGGCAACACGGATCCGAACTCGCCGGAATACGCGGATATGTTTGCCGGCGCCGATCGCGCCGACGCACAGTTGCGCGAGGCTGCCGAGGCCAAGAAGCGCAACGAGCGCCTGAAGCAGATCCGCGAGAATTCGGCGATCAACGGCGACGCGATGGACGACAAGACTGCCGAGGCGCTCCAGCGTCTTCAGGATAAGACCAAGTTCCGCTTCTCCGACGGCTATTACACCGAACAGAAGAAGACCGCGAAGGACATCGGCGCCTTCATGGCCGACAGCGACGCGAACCCGAAGAACAAGGAGGCCAACGACCGGGACATCGCGGCTCTCCAGCAGCAACTTGATAAGAAGAAGAACCTCGAGGTCACAAACACCCTCAATACCGAGACCCAGAAATACGAGGGTATCAAGCGCAGCTTGATGACCACCGACCAGGCGCGTCAGGACGCCTACCAGTCCGAGCTCAAGCGCCTCGACGACCTGCTCGCCAAGGACACCTCGACCGGTGAGGAGCGCGCCGCCAAGGAAGAGGAGGTCCAGAGGCGTAAAGGTCTCCTGGCGCGGCAGCAGTTCGACCTGACGCCGATCGGCGGCATGCTCAAGCAGTGGCAGGATTACGGCCACAACCTCGAGACGGCCGCGACCGGCTGGATGAACGGCTTCAACGACAAGCTGGCCGACATGGCGATGAAGGGCCGTGTCAGCTTCCGCTCGCTCGCCCAGAGCATCGAAAAGGACATCATCACGCTGTCGCTGAAGGCGGCCGAGAGCAAGCTGTTCTCCAGCATTCTTGGCCTGGGCGGCATGGGCGGCGGAGGCGCGACAACCGGCGGCCTAGATGGCCTGGCCGCGATCCACCACACCGGCGGCATCGCGGGCTCCTCGATGCCGAGCCGCCGCGTCAACATGAACATGTTCGCCGGCGCGCAGCGCTGGCACACCGGCACCGGTGGCATGACGCTGGCCGGCGACGAGATCCCGATCATTGCCAAGCGCGGCGAGCAGGTCGACTGGCCGCAGAACCTTGCCCGACAGTATGGCGGCAAGGGCGGTGGCTTCTCCATGGGCGACATCAACGTCCAGGGCGCCAGCAACGGCACGCCGACGCAGAACCGCGATCTCGCCGAGCAGATCGCCGGCCAGGTCCGCGCCGCGGCCTCGCAGATGGTCGGGCAGGAGCTCCGGACCCAGATGCGGCCCGGCGGCACCATTCGCTCCATGTCAGGGAAGTAAGCCATGCCGTTCGACACCTTCACCCCTCCGGTTCAGCAGTCGCCGGGCACCAAGATGAACCCCGAGATCAAGACCCTCGAGGCGCCGTTCGGCGACGGCTACACGCAGGGGTCTCCGGACGGCGTCAACAACGTGCGCGAGGTCGCGACGTTGAATTGGGCCGTGCTGCTCGAGGACCAGGCCGACCAGATCTACGCCTTCTTCAAGGCTCACAAGGGCACGATCCCGTTTTACTACGCGCTGCGTGATGGCGTGACGCGCAAATGGACCTGCAAGCAGTTCGACAGGCTCTGGGATACCCCGAATACCGTAACGGCGACATTTCGCGAGTCCTTCATCGCTGACACCACTTGATTTGTAAGTCAGTTCTGACTTATATGATCGGCGATGACCGCACTCACGCAAGAAAGCCAAAAGCTCTCCCTGTCCGCTCCCATCGCGCTCTATCGGCTCGATGCGACGGCGGCTGGCGCTGCGATCTATTACTTCGTTCAGAATAGCGAGGACGGCGGGGCAGGGGTCCATTTCGGTGGCCAGCTCTACCGCGCGATCGACATCGCGCTCGACGGCTTCGAGGTGAACGCCGGCGGCGTGCTGCCGACCCCGAAGATGCAGATCGCAAATTCGGACCTGCTCATCCAGTCCCTGGTCAACACCTACGGCGACCTGGCCGGCTGCGAGCTGCGCCGCGTCCGCACCTTCCGCCGCTTTCTCGATGACCAGCCCGAGGCCGATCCGACGGCCTACATGGGTCCGGACGTCTTCCGGATCGAGCGCAAGAGCGACGAGAACCCGGTCTACATCGAATGGGAGCTCTCGGCCGCGATCGACCAGGAGGGTAAGCTGCTGCCCGGCCGGCAGTTCATCCGCGACGTCTGCACGCGCCGCTATCGCCGTTACGACCCCACCAACCCGGCCGCGGCGACCGACGGCTTCGTCTATCCGACGATCTTCCCGTGCCCCTACACGGCTACCCCTAGTTTCACGTCGATCGGCGATCCCACGACGCCGGCAAACGACAAATGCGGCCGCAAGCTCTCCGACTGCAAGAAGCGGTTCGGCGACAACAGCGCGCTGCCGATGGGTGCCTTTCCAGGCATCGGACGGGTGCCGACGTCATGAT